TCAATGCCGCCCCATGTTCTATTTCCAGCGCCGCTAGGCATCATGCCGCTAATCTGTTGTTCAGCAGGCATTACAGCTCGACCTAATAACGTTGTGTACCCACTTCGTGCGCTTGCCTTTGTGTCAGAAGATACAATTCGCCCATACCCCGGAGCTATCTTAATTGCTAGATTAGTGATGATCGCTTCATTAGCAACATCGGGAACTTGGCTTTCTTCATCCAAGTCGCTAGATTGTGGACTAGATGGTATTGGATAGCCTACTCTAATACCCTTGCCGTTCCAATAGGCCATCATGGTATCTAAGCGCCTTAATGCTGACTGCAATTGCTCTGGCTGTAAATCAAAAACGTAGTTGGCCATGCCTATTTCACCAAAGGCGGCCTCAACAAATTGGCGCTTGGTGTAGCCCATTAAATACCAGCCTCGCCCGGTTCAATGCGCAAACTAGGAGTTCCAACTGTGGCAATATGAGCCACTGTATCGTGATCCATGTTTTTTTGAATCACAATAACTTGGCCTGGTCTCAACATTACATCAGCGGTAGTCGCCGTGCTTGCACCCACAGAAGTCCGAACGTGAATAGTGTTTGTGCTGTCTAGGTTTTGTAAACGTAAACATTTATTACCAGCGCCAATCGTTACCGTTCCCGAAGTAACCGAAGTCGATACCGTTTGACCAGCGCCATAACTTGCCATGAATGGACCGATAATCATGATTTCCCCTTGATAGCCTCTTCAATTGCAGACATTAGCTTCTTATCTGACCAGCGCCCATCTACTTTGATTCCTAACTCATCAGCCTTTTGAAGCATTTCATCACGAGTTGGTTGATCGTTAATTAGTGCGTTTGTTTCTTCTTTTAGGCCTTCGTTTAGACCAAGTGCTGTCAAAAAATCAACGTCCCAGCCGTTTGCTTTTTCGGCTTCATAATCTTCCGGGTCTATTACTTTGCTGTCATAAGTCAGACCAGCTGGGGCAAAATGCGCACCGCCTTTTTTGTAAACGATAAAATCGCTCATTTCATTTTCTTTCCGGCTTTCTTAGCCGCTTTGCGCGCAGTCGATAAAGCAATAGCTACCGCTTGCTTTTGTGGCTTGCCTGCTTTCATTTCGGCTGTAATGTTCTTGCTGACCGTCTTTTGACTGTAACCTTGCTTGAGTGGCATAAATCCTCCTAAAAGATGGGAGGCCGAAGCCTCCCATTTATTACGCGATACGGTACGTCACAAAGGTATCAGCAGCCGTTTTCCGGGTACGGAAGCGAGCCGCGTTACCAGACGCAGCACCAGTGGCAGCGCCACCAACAATCGTATGACCAGTATTAGCTGTCACGGTCAAAGCGAAAGCCGCCAGTGTTATCAGAGTCCAGTCCACCGAATCGTTTACCAAAAATTCAGAGGCTAGGTCTAAGTTAGCACCAGTAGGCAGTTGGATGTTGCGTCCTGCCGTCGGAGTTGCTGTAACGATACCAGACAATAAGTCAGCGGCAGAAAATGCCATTGAACCACCATCAGCAATAACGACTGGCGTTACTTGTTGCTGTACATTAAGACGCCCTTGGGTAACAACAGGGGCAGTGCCAACTTCATAATACACAGGCTGACCACCAGTGGATTCAATAACGATGGTCGCGCCAGACGCATAAGCGCCGAATACGGTTTGACCGTTCGTTACCGTACCCAGCAAAGTGGTCTGGTCGGGATAGTTGGGAAAGCCAAGACGGCGCGAAACTTGCGCTTGGCCTTGGGTATAAACGGCAATGCTCTCGGTCGCCGGAACCGTTACGGTAACAATACCGTTTGGAGCTAAGATATTAGACATGGTTTAATCCTCTCTATTACGTTTGCGAGAACATGATAATGCCGGTCATTTCTGGATGTTTATTGACCACGCCATACAAAGTATCGACACGATATTTAGTCTTCATCGTATTGATGTCGTATTGTTTGGTCATCACCAACTCAATGCCTTGATCTGTAGAAGCACGCATTACAGCAGCACCAGCATCGGCAGGCACAGCATAACGACCTGGCAGAATTTCCAGAGCATCTTTTTGCCAGAACGGGTTCATATTACCAGCAGCGGTATTCAAGAAAACGATAGGCGCGGTACTTGCGGTAGCTGATACAACGACGTTTTGATACTGAGCCTCAGCATCGGAGCCGCCTTGGTTAGAGATGATTGGAGGGCTAACAACCATCTGAGTGCTATTCAGCACGCTAATAACGCGGAAAGTTTTCAGGGTTCCGGTGTTGGCTTTGGTAATGTGATGAGCAGCAAACACGTTGGCAATAGTAAACGCATCACCAGCCGCCACGTTAGTGGTAGAGGAAATGGTAATGGTCTGGAAACGGTTATCGACGTTTGCAGTTTCGCCAGTGGTTGCTACGCTAGTAGCACGGGGCACATAGAAGTTATTTGCTGATGCACGGGTATCAACCGTCAAACCAGCCCCACCCAATTGAGCCGCTTTACGAAGTGCGTAGTCAAGTTTGAAGGTTTCAAACGAAGCTACACGGCCAACATAAGCGCGACGGTAGGCGGTATCGGTCACTTCATTACCAAACGAACGGGAAGCCTTAGACAAATCAGAAGCCATGCCGTTGTAGTCACGGGTTGACAATGCCAGATAACGATCTTCAAACATAATGCCGCGTTCGTTCATTACCGCTTCGATTTCAGCCACATCATCAAAACCAGAGGCAGCACCAGTACGCTTAACAAACAAAGTGCCTTGAAGGGCAGCAACGTTCATAATGGCGACGTTAATATCTGATGCAAGTTTCTGTTTAGCTGCATCGCCCAGACGACCTTCTTGCAAGCTATCACGTAGCTCGGTAGCAGTCATAACCCAAGGAACTGAACGACCGAAGCCAATAGTGGCGGGCACACTCAATTGAGTGTAGTCGTCGAAGTTTGCAGTCATGTCAGTGCCAGAATACGAAGTGGCAATGTACGGCTGGGGACGCCAAATAATGTTATTGGTGCGCTCCATCATGCTTTGATCGGTGTTGTAAATGTTTACATTGCGCGACAACACCAGTGCGTCTTGGAAACCTTCGAGAAGGTTCTCAAACGCTACGCGCTCTTCTTTCGAGAAACTATTTGCCATGATTGGCTCCTAAAAAATGAGTGACTATTGCGGATAATCCGCGCCTGTTTACTCACCAATAGAGCCGGTGGCCGCTAAACTGTCTGCCATTTATGGCTGGCGATACCTTTTCCTGATTGTAAAACTACGTCAATCTTTTTGCAAGCCTGTAGTGACAGACTGCTACGCAGACTGACACTCAGGCCAAATGGCGCATCACTACGTCATGCGCTTTTCTTTTTTAACTGTGCTTTGTACCGCATAACTTTGGTTAAATCACCAGTTCTCGCCGCTTCCTCACGAAGGCGATCAAGTGTTGAATCTACCGAGCCGGAAACCCGGCCAGTTCCTTGAACAGTTCGCTCAGGTGGGGGTATTGTTTTTTTGTTGACCACTTTTAATTCCTTTTCAAGTTTGGCAATGGCAAAAGCAAATTTAACCGGGTCACTTATCCTACTTAATTCCTGCGCTTTTTTCGGATTCTTGCCCAAAGCATAAACCACTAGAGCAGGATTATCCGCGCCCTGAATAATCACGCCTTGTTGCGTAACATTGAATAATTCCTGAGCCATGAACTCAGCATCATCATAATCTTTGACTTTTAGCTCGTTCTTGGCTTTAGTGTATGAATCCAGCTTGTTTTGCCAGTCCCTTACTTGATTATCTTCGGACTGCCTGATTTTTTCCTGTTCGATGTCGTGAATTCGTTTCTTTTCGTACCATTTGTCGAGTTCAGCATCAAACTTCTCAGCATCGTAGTCAAAGTCCTCAAGTTTTGGCTTTTGTGCCAGCTTTACTTTTGGCGCGGATTGATTGATCTGTGACTCTAGCTCACGGATGCGACGCTCTTTCTCTCTGTTTGCCTTGCGCAGCTCACGAACCCAGTCAGGCGCTCTTGCTTCCTCTTCTTGAGGCGCTTCGTCACCAATTGTAATTGTGACTTCCTCTGTTGGTTCCTCTTGCTGTTCTTCGGCTTGCTCTTCCTGCGCTTCTTCTATCTGCGCCTCTTCTTGCTCAGTCTCTTGCTGGATTTCTTGCTCGACTTCCATAATTTCCTCTATTCTCACTCATAGGCTGAGTGGTTGCCGTTAGTGAACCGTTATCCCAATAGTGCTCAACAAAACACGCGTTTCATATTCCTCAAGTTGTAAGTATGCCTCGATAATTTCCACCTCCTCTTGCAAGATTGATTTTAATTCAGCCGCTGCAAGTGTCAATTCTTTTTCTTTTTCAGCCTGTATAGAGTCAGTTACCTTGCGTTCTATTTGAATAGCCTCAAGTTTTGCTAGTTCACGCTGTAAGCTTTCAAGCTGTTTAATTTCCCCAGAATAGTCGGCAAGTTTGCGAATAATGCGCTTTGCCTGTGGGCGCTCAGACTTCGCCATCGTTTCGGCAATGTCTCGCATATCCTGAGCTTCAATCCTGCGTAGAGAATCTTCGAGAATCTCGCGTTCGCGTCCCCATCCTTTTTTACGCTTGGCTGTTCCTGATCCACTAATAATAATAGGATAATAAATTAACTGCGCATTATTTCCATTATATGAATAGACACCACTTTCAGCATTGATCGTGTAAGCGCCTGAAAAGGGGACATAAGTTAAATTAACATTATTCCCGCTGTAACCGTATATGCCGCCATCAGCAGTAAGCAGTCGGCTATAAAGCAGGTTCGCATTGTCGCCGCTATATGTATAAGTGCCGCCATCCGCTGTTAATGTATAAGAACCAACAGGCGTGTAAATTAAACTAGCGTTATTCCCGCTATATGTGTAAGTACCACCCTCGGCAGTTAGCAAAAGGTTATAAAGCAGGTTGGCATTATTGCCAGAATAATTGTATGTACCGCCGTCGGCAACTAGAGTATAAGCCCCGCCTGCCGCTGCTTGGTTAAAAAGAAGCAGCAGTGACATGGCTTACAGCGTCAATAGTTGATTCAGCGTTTCCTGAGTGGCCGCAATATCAGCATCAATTCTTTCAACCTGCTTAATATCGCCCAAACTGACGGCAGATGCGCGAAGTTGTGAAAGATACACAAGTCTTGCTTTGCACATATTGATGAGGTCATTGATTGTCATATTAAACTACCTGTTGTCTGAGCATTACGGTGGAAGTGTTAAGAATCATATAAACGTAGCGAATTTCAGTAGCCCCATCAAAATAAGTCACGTCGAACGCTGTATCACCAATAAGTGCCGCGCCGTTTGGAAACAACATGGTATTCCACCCTTCCATTGAGCTGGTGGCGAAATTATAACGGAACCAGCGGCCAGTCGCTTCTTTTTGGATATAGAGGAAATCCTCCATATACGAATACTTTGTGCCAGTGGTGAATGTTTCCGTTGCAGGAGAATAAGTCACGCCACTAACCCATGTATTCGCTGCGATGTCATAGTAATCCAGCACCGCACCAGCAGCACCACGGAATGAATAGATGCGGCGGCCATTCAATATGGCATTCTCACCAGTCCAATCGCTTTCCTTGACATCCCAAACCCAGTGGGCAGACATCCCAGTGCCGGGCGCAGCGGCTCTTGCAGCGGTAGGGGTAAGCGTAGCCCATGTGTTTGTGCTGATTGTATAGCGATAAAGCGTGACCGCGTTATTGCCCATGTAATAAAGGAAATCGTCATTGCCTTCGATTGAATAGGTCGAAGTTACATCTGGCTGCGTAGTCCATGCAGTGCCTACAGTAATGACGGTTGCAGTATTGCTCGCAATCGTGCGAATTTGCCCGGCTCCCGTGCCACCCGTGATGCGTATTTGGTAGTTTGTCCACTGGTTAACTGTCCAGTTATTAGTGCTGTTAGTAAGTGTCGAAGCACCGCCAGCCGTTGCCGTGCCGGTGGCAAACGATAGAAACCCAGAATCCATCCATGACGGCGTAGAAATCAGCTTGCCATCCGTTGCAAGCGATGCCGGAAGTCCGGTCTGCGATAGCGTTGTCCATGTGTTCGTGGCGAGGTCATACTTGCGGAATGAGGCCGCCGCCAGCGTACCCGCGCCAACCACATACCAGCAAGGCGTCATAAGGCGGTAGGTGGTAGATGCGGAAAACGCGGAAGCCTGAGTTGCCACAGTAATCGTGGCATTCGTACCAATAGTATTACTGACAATCGTCAACGTAACGCCAGCATTCGGACCACCCGTGATATGGACGCTATAGCCGCGCAAGTCGCGCGCAAGCGTTTGGTTTGTGACAATCGTCGAGGTCGTCCCGCCTGTTGCGGTAAGCTGTGCCGCACCAACTGCCGTACCCACGCTGAACCCAGACGCAACCCCAGCAGCACCAGCGCCAAAAGTACCAGCCAAACCTGGCGAAGGCGTTGCAACCCATCCATCCTCAGATGGCAGATAAAGCCATGCCGTAGTGTTTGCCGTCACATAAAGCTGCTGTTGCCTGTAATGGCGGCTTGATGCAATAAACGCACCTGCCACTGTTGCTGTGGGCGCTGGCGTGCAAAATTCCCAGCGTTTAAGGTCAAGAATTTTTCTGTTTCCGTTTGTTGTTGGCATTTTTTAACTCACTGAAATGTTGCGACGAAGAGCATCCGCACCCAAACGCATAAGGGCAGGGATTTGGTCGTTAGCGGCAAAACCGCCAATCTGTGTCTGGTTGGTAAGAGTCGAAACGGTGCTTACCGTCGTGACGCCTGTTACAGTCGAAACAGTTCCTACCGTTGTAATCGTGGCAAGCGTGAGACCAGCTGTGATTGAATCAATCGCCACCCGCATCCTTGCTGCCGTGTCTGGCTGCATCAGGCCAATGGTGCGCGTGAGTGCTTGAATTGCACAGCGCACCGCTTCCAATGCTTCGATTGCTTCGCCGTAAAGAGCAGCAGGCAAGGGGTTGGCTTGTGTGCCAATGGGTGTTGTGCTGTTCTCCGTAGCGTCAACCAGCTTCATCATCTGGTATTGTATGCCGTCAATATCGTCCGTGGCAATTTGTTCGCCCGTACCCGGTAATGTTACGTCATTAGCCATTTTTTACCCTACGATAAAGTAATTGCAGCGCCAGTTAAGTCAACAGTAAATGTTTCACCGTTTGCCATGGTTATGCTTGAACCATAATCCCACCATGAAACCACTGGGTCGAGCGGTGAAGTAAGCGTGTTGTCATAAAGGACAGCATAACGAAACGAAGGTACAGAGCCTGAAGCTGTCAGAGTCAAGTCTTGAAACACAAGCGTATAAACGCCTCCAGTTTGCGAAGAGCTTGTCGTAGTGATGTTTCGGCTGGTTAGGTTCGTGTAGCTGATTTCCGTTATATCAGCCAATACGCTGTTTGCCGCTACGGGCGCG